TTAGGATTTTTACTATGTGCCATTTTAGTATATTATAATTATAATTAATTGTGAAAGAATATAATGCTTTTGGTTCTGTTTGAGTAGCATCATTGTCCAAAATCATATTTTATATAATTTTTTGAGATTTATAAAGAGCAAATATTAAAAATTATTTTCTTTGCAATTGTCTTTTCTTGTATCCAATACTTACAATAATTCCTACTAAAAGCACCCAAGAAAACCAATGTTTAGTAATTAAGGCATTGAAAATAGCAATTAACATTAATATATAATCAAATGTAATAATTCTATCATAAATTTTATTCATATTTAGTTTAAATCTTAAAATTTAATAAACATTTGTATTTATTTAGCAACCTTTATACACCACTTTTCAAAAAGCAACCTAATTTACACCAGTACCCTTTAACACCAATATTTATAAATAATAAAGTTAAGAAATAACTATATTTAATAAAGATGGTGCAATATGGGACTTTAAATTATGCTGCGAAAGACTTAGGATTATGGGTTACTCATATTGCTAGTGTATGTAGAGGCAATGGGCAAACTTCAGGTGGTTTTGTTTGGAGGTACACAAATGGAGTATGATGTAATTTACGAGCCTGAATTTAAAGCTACCACTACAGCAAAAGACGTTAAAGATAATGTTGCTGAACATAACGCTACTATGGCACAGAACCCACAGTATAAAGTTATTCTACCACAGTATATGTATAAACCTGCATGGGGATTCCCAAGGTATCAACCTTTAGGATTACTACGTGAACTAGGTAAGAATGTATATGCATCCTCAGTATTCAAGTCAATTAAGGATATTATAATTGATACTCCGAGACAAATAGTACTGAAGAAGGGAGTAGAGATGACACCTGAATTACAGGAAAGCATAGATAAGAATATGTTATTCTTTGAAAGACCAAACCCAGAGGAAACATTTAGTATCCTTACTAGGAAGTTTTTAGATGACGTGTTTAAGTTTGATAGTGGAATAATCAATAAGGTATATAATCCCTTTGGTGAGTTAATCCAATTAAGAGCTGCACCAGGTGACACATTCAAAAAGAATCCAAACAAACACGGATATATGGATGAGAGGGTAGATATCATCCCTGAGAAGGAACCAAATAATGCATTAGTGCAAGAAGCAAAGAATACAAGAAACCTAGATAACGGTTTCGCAAACAGTTCAGCATTCCAATTCTATACTAACTTCATTGACTCAGCTGCATACTTCCAGTTCGTTAACAATGTCGCATCAAAGATTCCAATCCCATTTGGAAAGAAAGAGATTTGTTGGTTATCAATGAATCCATCCACAGATAATGTATACACTAACGGTTCAGCACTAGAAGACTCAATTGATTTAATTCTATCCTTGGTGTATGGTTTAAAGTTCAATTTAGATTTTTACATGAACGGGAACACACCCGAAGGAATCATTAACGCAGTAGGTGCAACTAAGAAAGACCTTACTAAGATTAAAGATCAGTTAGCACATAGTATTAACACTCCAAAGGATCAGTTCGGTATGAAGAGGAGAGTAGGATATAGGATGCCAGTTGTAAATATGGATAACTTAGATTTCGTTAAGCTAAACATGACAAGTAAGGAGATGGAAATCCTTGAACAACAGAAATGGTTCACTAAAGTATTATGGATGAGGTTTGGTCTTAACGCTGACGAGATGGGATTCACTGAAGATAGTAATAGAGCTACTGGAGTTCAACAAGGGAAGAATAGTATTAGGAAAGCAATTAAACCAATTTATGTTATGATAGAGGAAGCATTCAATTACGACATCTTACCTGAACTAGAGAACGGAGAACTAATGAGATGGGAGTTTGATTTCTATGACCCAGTAGAACAAAAGACAGTAAGAGATTTACAACAACAAGAGATTGCTATGGGAATTAATAGTGCAAGAAGTATCATGGAAAAGGAAGGTATTGATGCAGATGAGATTGAGAGTCACCATCAAGATGCACAAGAGTTCGAGTTTGATTTGAAGAAGCCAGACGTACCTGAAGAGAATAGTCCTTTTGATGGTAAGGATGATAAGAATCTAAATAAGGAAAAGAAGAAGCCAGAAACAAAGAGTATGACTGCAGAGATTGGAGGAGTAGGAACTACAGATAGTGTAATGAATCCAGTTCATTTAGAAAAGCTAACCATTGTAAAGCGTAATGGCAAGTGGGAGATGGAGAAGGCAGAAATAAAAGCTGATGAGGAACCCATCAAAGAGATAATCAAAGATGAAGTTGGTAAGATTGAAACACCTTTAGAGAAAGTGATGAATGTGTTAGCTGAACGAATTGCAGAAAGAAATGATGAAGTTGTTGAGGACCTTGAACCCACGGGAAATAGCGTAGGGGATGCTGAGCTAAAGCATGGGAAGGGAGAAGAGTTTTAATTGTACTTTTAGAATAAGTTTATAAATATTTAAACTATGAACTTCTTATAATAAATGGCACCCATCAAAGATATCCTTACTTACCACATTGAAAGAGTATGGATAAAGTTAACATTTTGGGGTCACACGAAACACGATAAAGGTGTGCATAGCACTAACATATCTAGGAAGCTTAAACAGAATGCATTGAAAGCAAAGTATCAAAGAGATTACACATTAAAGGACTTTCAGACGAGAACATATGAGAAGGTTCCCAACTTTGGTAAGAAGAGAGAGGTATAACCTTGAAAATAGAAGATGATTATTATAAGGATCTAGTAATTGAGTTTGGACCATTACTAGAGGAAGCTATTAGGTTAGAAATGCAGATGGGGAACACTATTGCTATCCTTGATGCAAAAGACAAGGGAGTTAAGACTAGAGATAGTGGTTTAAAGGTTACTGCAAAGGATTTGAAGAACTTTAAGAAGAAACTCGAACTGAATATCAAAGATGTCACTGAAGACATGTCTAAGAGGATTACAAACGCAATCTTAGATAACACGGCACAGCGAGGAAGTATCCGTGATTTAACTAAACAGATTTCCCAGATATTTAAAGAGGATTCGCCAGAGCATTACAATTATAAAAATAGATTTAAGACAATAGCTACAACAGAGAGTACTTCAATTCTAAATATTAGTGCAAGGAATAAAGCTGTATCATTAGGTGCCACAAAGAAATATTTAATGGGTGTTAATGATAAGAGACAAGGTGAAGATAGTAAGATAGCATTAGCTAAGTATGGTGATGAAGATAAAGCAATTGGTATCAATGAACCTTTCGTATATAGAGCTGGTAAGAAGGAATATAATTATATGTTGCCACCGAATAGACCAAATGACAGAGAAATAGTTTTATATACATTCGAATCAAGTAATTAGTTGTGGCACGACTAAAAGAGGTTGCCCCATTGATGGGTAACGAATCAGCTGATGAGTTGAACCAGACTTATATCCACCACACAAATCACATACTTTTACAATTCCTTGTCTACCTTTAGTATTCATTTTATTTTAGAGGGTTTTTCATAATGTACTCATCAAGTGCCCTTACAATTAACGGGCTAAGTTTCCTTCCTGTCTTGTCACAATAGATTTGAAACTTCTCAAGCTTGTCATCATCCAAATAAAGCATTTTCTTTGCCATTTATATATTAAAATATATTAAACACTACCTTTATATATCTTTGTCATTACTCTTAGTTTATAAATGTCGAAACTCTATATTTTAGTTAATGGGTCCCACTGATACTAAATTCAATCTGATTGAAGTTAAATCCGAAGCAGGTAGAAATTATTTTATTGAAGGATTTGTCTCAACTACAGACCCAGATTTGTATAATGATATTGTTACTGAGGAAGCTCAAAAAGTTATCTTACGACAATTATTAAATCAAGATATTACTATGGACGACAATCACGATGTTTGGGTAAATCCGAGCACGGGAGAGAAGTACGATAGACCTCAAAACAAAATACCAGTAGCTAAGGTCGAAAAGGCAGAACTAAGAGAATTAGAAGATGGTAGTGTAGGTACATTTGTTAGAGTTAAGTTAAATAATAATTATCCAAAGTTTAAGGAAACACTTGGTTCCATTAAGGACGGTTTTCTACATAGTTTCTCAATTGCATATAATGTGACTAAGCAAAGTATGAAGAAGATGGGTGATACTACATTTAGGGTAATTGATGATTTAAATATATTTAATGTCGGAATAACAGGAGTTCCCGTAAATAACAATGCAACATTCCAGTTGGCTTTAAAGTCAATAAACAACAAGATGGCAGAAGAAATACAAACTGAAGAACTGCAAACTAAAGTAGATACTCTTTCACAAGAGAACACTGAGTTAAAATCACAAATTGAAACAAAGGATGCTGAACTAAAATCTCAATCTGAGAAACTTGAAGCACTTGAAGTAGCAACTAGTGACGAGAACGTAGAGTTAAAGTCTGTTAGTGATGCACAAGAAAAAGAATTAATTGAGTTAAAGTCTAAGTTCGATAAAATCGATGCTATAGAGAAAGAAGTAACTGAATTAAAGAGCGTATTCGAAAAGGTACGAGCAACACCTATGAATGGTGCAGAGCTTAAATCACAATCAAACAATGCAACAGTAGCTGCAGGAGTTATAGACTTTAAAGAACTACTACCACAACAATAAAATGGCACCAGTAGAATTTGGAAATGGAAATCTGAGTGATTCAGTGTATACGAAATCATTCGGGCAATTAAAGAGTGGAAGCATCTACCATGATCCTATGAACACAATGAATGGGCAAATGGAGTCATCCCCTGAACTTAAAGCTAAGTTTGAGGATATTAGAAAAGGTATGGCACAACATTTAGTAAGTGTAGTACCAGAACTTAAATCAAAGTACAACGTAGAAACAAAATCCTTCACTGCAGAATTAGGTGGATCAGGTACAACTGATAACGTAATGAATCCTATTTTCTTAGACAGAGATATCGTTGACACATCAAGGAAACAAACTCCTCTTAGATCTATAATTAGAAGAGTTAGTAACCAAGGAATTAAAGCAGTTTACAATACAATTACTGCAAAACAAACTGCATCCTTCCAAGGGGAATTAGCACCACAAGTAGTGAGTGACTTTACTCCAGAAAGAAGTGCAAAGGATATTAAGATTATGAGAGTATCAGGATATACATCAGGATTTGCTCAAGCGAGTGTACCTTCCTTTAATCTACAAGATATACAAGGAACTAACTCAGAGTTTGGACAATTCTCAGGTGCTATTGGCTCAACTGCAATGGACCAGAACGTTCTTACTGCAACTAGAGCAATCCAAGAATTTGAAGAGGACATGATCCTTAACGGTTCAATCTCATCAAGTGCACTAGAATTTGATGGTATTGTAGCATTACAGGGTTCAACTAATTCAACAAACCTAAGTGCATCAGCTATTACATTAGCAAATTTAGATACTGCATACTTCGCTGCATACTCAGCAGGTGGTCAACCAAATATCGCTGTATGTGATGTTGCAACTTATAAAAAAGTTAAGACACTATTACAAGATAAAGGTGGATTCCTTGAGTATAAGGACTTAGGAGCATACGGTTTCAAAGCTCTTATGATTAAGAGTGGAGACACTGACATTCCATTACTTCCAAGTAGATTTCTTTCTGCAACAGCAGGAGCACAATCACTATATATGCTTGATTTAAGTGTATGGGAGATGAGAGTATTATTAGACTTGACATTTGAAACTTTAGCTAAAGTTGACGATGGTAACAAGTTCATGCTTAAAATGTATGAAGTACTTGTTGACAAATCAAACGCTGCGTTCAATGCGTGTATATTGAACGGGACTAACTAAAATGGCAGCATTCGGAGGAGTAGTAATAACTAAAGAAATATCACCAAGATTAGAGGCGAAGATGGTGGCAATAACACTTGACGCAACAGCAGATGACACTAATACAACAACAGTGACATTAGCTGACCACGGGATTACAACTTTTATTGGAATCCTAGGTTTCATACATACAACACTAAATAGTGTAATTGTACAGGAACAACCAACAACTGCAGTATCTGCAGGAGTACTTACTATTACAGTAGGTGGTTCAAGTGATAACAAAGCAAGAACATACATTATTGTAGGGTTTTAAAATACCCTTTTTTTAAATAACAAAAAAACATGACAAACGTAAATATAAATGAAGACAAACTATTGCCTCAAGCAGGGTCAGATAGCGAAGGTAGAACGTTTTCATTCGTAACTTCAGCAGCTAAAGCAGCTCAAAACGACACAATCACTCTTACTAGTGCAAAGGTTATTGATTGGGCTATTTTAACTATTGATGCGACAGGTGCATCAGAAGATTATACTATTTCTGGAAACGTAATCACTTTAACTAGTGCTACTACAGGAGCAGTATCAGGAATTATTATGTCCAGGTGAACCAAATGACGGATGAAAAGAACGAATTTACTCTCGAGGAAGAAATACAAACTGAGGAAGTCCCAGTGGAAGTATCTTCTGAACAGAAAGCTGAAGAAGTGGTTGAAGAACCTGTGGAGGAAACTCCAGAGGTTGATACTGTTGAACCCGTTGAGGAAGTACCTCAAGAAGATGTTCCAGTAGAAGAACCACCCGAAGAAGTAGAAGAAGTAGAAGAACCAGTTGAGGAAACTCCTGATGAAGATACTTCTGAAGAAGCCCCAGTTGAAGTTGTTACAACTCCAAGTAAGGGGACAATGCGAAGAGTTGGAAGAGATGAGTTTGGAAATCATATGTTCAAATTCGTTGAAGACTAATTCTTTAACATCATTTTCTTAGGGTACTGGTGTAAATTAGGTTGTTAATTTTCTCTTGGTTCGTTTCGGTTGCTACTCAAAGCATTAAACATTAATTCTTCCCAATTAGCATTTAATTTAATACCACTCATTTGAGCAGGAGTTAAACCATTTAAACTTTGATGTACTATAATACTATTATGGTAAGAAAAACTACAAGTTTAAAGATAGATGAAGACTTATGGAAGAAAGTTAAGATACATTGTATTAATGAAAATATAGATATTTCAGAATATATTGAAAATTTAGTTAAAAAAGATTTAAAAATTAGTTGAAATCAACTTTAACATTTATTATTTTTTCAAAATCAAGTGACAGAGAGTTTTTAATCTCTTTAATTTGTTTATGCTTATCTGCTATTTCTTTCTGTTTTTCAATGTCAAATTCTTTTTTTTCAGTAATTGGAATTTTTAATTCAATATGTTTAATTCTTCCTTTCCCTGCTTTATGTCCAAATCCGAAATTTTTTTTGGCAAATTCTTTTTCAATCTCAAATTTCAAATACTCAACATCTAACTTCCCTTTATACTTTTCAAATATGATTAGAGGGATTACTTTTTCAGATAAAGAAAAATAACCTTTTCTATAATGTGGTTTTTCTACAGAACCATCTATATTCCAAGTTAAACAATCTTTAAAGTATTTAATTCCAGTTAAGTTATCTTCAACATATCCATAATCAACAGAATTTTCCTTTTTTGAAGCACTATAAACAGGAATGTCCCCTTTATGTTTATTAATAAAATCTTTTGTAAATTCACTCCGATTGGTTGTGATTGCTAAATTGAAAATTTCTCCGATTTTCAGAGTTTTAAAATTAA